AAACGAGACAAGAGCATCAAACTGTCCTTGCTTGACAGTATTAGGGCATAGACGAAGAACGCCTCGCTCAAAACGGCGAAGATCAGCCTGCAAGATTGAATCAATCTCGTCTGGCGATAGTGTGCGGTTCCACTCCGCAGGAAGCGTCTTTCCATCACCAATGAGGTGGCCGACGCCGATTGTCCAGAGTCCGGCTGGACATTTGTATGGTCTGGGACGAACACCCTCATGGTGCTTAATCATCTCCAGACATTTCTTTGATACCTTCATTTTTTGCTGAAGGCTTGTGATCCAAACCAAAATGCGATGATTGATGCCCAGATTGCCTGAGTTTCATCATCCCAAACGGTGTCCATCATGGTCTTGAAATCTGCACCGTGTTGCCACGCATACAAGATTCCAGCAATGTCAACGATTACCAGTAGCGCGAAAAGACCGAACGTAATCGCCGGACGAACGCACGCACGCATATTAGTAACCCATTGACTTGCACCTTTACCCAGTTCGATATCGTGCTGATATAGGCTTTGACGTTCTGCATAGTATCCCTCTGTTTGAGTTTGCTCTAGTTTAATTTCCTCAACCTTCTGCTGCGCGAGGAAACCACGTTCTGCCATCTGCAATTCACGCTCCGTCTGCATCCGCGCAAGTTCTAGTTCATGACCCTTGTCAGACTTATCCTGGAAGAAATCAAGAACCTTTGGAAGACCAGACGAAAAGAAACCAATAAGCGTAGAGAGCAGAGTCAGCATTTTTATACCAGTCCAATCAGTTTGAGTGCATACATTGCACAGACACCGAAGAAGGCCCATACCGCACGAAATACCCAGTCGATAGCCAATTGTTGGCGACCATCATCTTTTTCCATTGCGCCGATTCTAATATCGTGGCTATTTAGAGTGCTGAAGATGCGATCCTGAGCATCGTGCATCTGTGCTTGGCGCTCATCAATGATTGCAAGTTTAGTCAGGGCAGCAGCAATGTCTCGCATGACTACTTTCATTTCGCCCATATCTTCGTGAAGTGACTCAACCTTGTGAGTGAGCAGGGCGATTTCTGTTTCTTGGCTCATTTTATTTTTCCATTGAACAGTTCAAACAGTACGCGTACCTTTTCTTTCAACTGCTCAATATCAGAATGCGACTTTGCTAACCAGAACACCAATGCCGTGAAACCGACAGCAATCGGCCACAGAGTATTAATGACGGATAGCAAGTCTTCCATGTTTAAGCCTTGGCTTCAATCCACTGGTTTTGCTCTTCATCCCATGAGTACCGCTTGTCGTCGGTAGGCATAGCCACCGGAGCTTCCCACTGGGCCTTGTCATTCAGCACCCAAGAGGCAAACGTTTTCGGTGGGACAAAAGCATCAATGTCGGCTTGGTAGGTGTAACCAATCCCGGCGTAGTTCTTGCGCATATTGCCGTTGTAGGAGGTTTGCTTCCAATTACCACCAAACAATCGTTCGCAAAAAGCAGCACCAATGTATTCTTTCTCTACACCATTGGCATCTGAAGTGTCCTTATTGCCGACCACGATGACTCGCAGTACGACATTGTTTGCATCGAGTTCAGCAAAGTGGGCCATCTTAAATCTCCAATTCAGTCAAATCATCAGCACTACCAATAGTGCCTTTCAAAAAGCTATTGAACGCAATGCTGATGCGTTCTTCTCCGTCTACCGTTTGAACCATATGCGTCAATGATGAAGGAAACAGGATCACATCACCTTCATTGACCTCATACCACCAAGACTCACTGTTGTATTGGTTCCAGTTCTCGGTTGGCAGTTTGATTTGCTGGTAGCCGTCACGATAGAAATAAATCTTGTCGCCCTTAGCAGCGATATACACGCAGCCAGAAATGAAGCTGTTTGGATGTGCGTGCTTGTGGTGGAATTGCCCGGGCTTCGTATAGTTGGCCCATGACTGCGTGATATAGGGCTTTACATCGTACTTAGGCGCATAGGTTGCCTTCATGTACTCATCAAGGCAGTTCTGTACAAAGGCCGCGATCCGTTCCATCGACTCTTCACGCAACAAGTAGTTGTTCTTGCTAGTTGTGTTCCCGTCATTTGGGCGCTGTTCAAGACTGCGAACAAAGTCAATCTCGTCCTTGTTCAGAACAAGATTCCAAAACCCTACAGGCGTAGGAAAGAGACTCTCGATCCTCATGCGGCCTCAACCATCTTCTTAAAGCCGGTGATTTGTTCAATCTGTTCCGGCAACAGGATAGTGTTGATGGAGTCTTCAAACGCCTTAATCTTCTCCATCGTATCCATGAGTTCTTCCCAAGTAGGACACGGCCTAGGGTCTTCCCAACGGGTAATCATGGTGTTGGAGATTTCCCACTTAGCACCCGGACGAAGCAGGTGCATTGCCGTGTCGATTCCATACATCAAATAAATCTTAGTTTCCATTATTAGGTCCACTTGATGATTACGACGCCTGAGCCGCCTGCTGCACCGGAATATGGCGCCAAGGATGCAGAGGCACCACCGCCACCGCCACCAGTGTTTGCAGTGCCAGCAACCGAGGCAGTTCCGCTTGTCGCGCCATTCCCGCCGCCACCAGAACCACCCGTGGAAACTGTCGCGCCAGAATTACCGCCGCCGCCTCCACCAGAATATGTTACAGACGAACCAGAGATAGATGATGCGGTACCTGCTCCACCCGACCCAGTAGATGTTGGCCTTCCATTAGCACCGGACGCAGAAGCACCGCCGCCGCCAGCAGCACCAAATGGCGCAGTTGAAGCATCACCGTTACCCCCGCTATTTCCTTGAGATGGGCTTACAGATGGGGTGTTTCCAGACCCACCAGTTGTGGGATTGCCACCAGACACACCACCACCACCACCAGAACCGCCACTACCACCAATACAAGCAGTTCCAGAAACAGCACCACCGTACCCACCTCCGGCAGATGTAATGGTGCTAAATATGGAATTAGAACCGGCAGTGTCTACGCTTCCACCTGCTCCTACAGTAATCGTGTAAGTAGTACCCGCAGTCACCGACAGGCCAGTGCCAGTACGGAAGCCACCCGCTCCGCCACCACCCCCGTTTCTGTTTGATGCGCCAGTGCCACCGCCACCACCACCAGCAACGACTAGGTAATCCACACTAGATACCCCAGTAGGACAAGTCCAAGATCCGGATGTATAGAAGATTGCGGTCTTAGCAGTAGCGGTGTATTTGATGATTACGATGCCGGAGCCACCTGCTGCGCCAGCAGCATAGTTGCTACCATTTCCTCCACCGCCACCACCACCGCCAGTATTGGCTGTTCCCGATGTTTGTCCTGTATTGGGGTCACTAACACCGCCATTGCCCCCACCTCCAGAACCGCCAGAGCCAGCAGGCGCTCCCGATGTCCATGTGCCTCCACCACCACCACCAGCGCGAGTTACAGAAGAACCAGAAATGGACGATGCTGTTCCAGCACCACCATTGCCAGTTACAGAACCATCTGCTCCAACGGCGCTAGCGCCACCACCGCCACCCCCGCGATAGTTGGGAACACCAAAGCCAGAACCACCGTTATTGCCTTGAGATGGACTTACAGATGGAGTATTACCGCTGCCACCAGTAGTTGTGTTTTGATAACCACCGCCACCACCAGAACCGCCACTTCTTCCGGAAACAGAAGGAGATGCGCCACTAAATGCACCACCACCGCCACCAGCAGAAGTAATAGTGCTGAATACAGAATTGCCACCGTCCGAACCTGCGGACGCGCCTTGCGCTCCACCAGAGCCACCACCACCCACAGTTATCGTGTAGGTCGTTCCGGCTGTAACAGAAAGACCTGTGCCGGTTCTAAAACCACCCGCACCGCCACCTCCACCTCCAGCACCCCCCCCACCGCCACCAGCAATGACAAGATACTCAACCTCTGTCACACCAGTCGGGCAAGTCCATGAACCGGAGGCGGTAAAGGTTTGGATGACGGTGTAGGGGGCCGCAGCGATAGTGCTAAAAAGCCCAAATCCACGAGCAGTCAATGCACCAAAGGAACCAGTAATCGGAGGCATGGATATTCCTTAAGCAAACTTGGTTTGCGAAGCGAATACAGTAAACGTAGCGGAACCAGTTTTCACGATTGTGTAGGTATAAGCATCAATAGAAGACGCATTACCAGCAGTCCATGCAGTACCACCTTGATACTTCGGAGTAACGCTGGAACCGTCAATCTGCACTGTATTATTGTAATAGGCAGTAGAACCTTGAGTCACAAGGAAAGTAGCGGTAATCGACTCACCAGTAGCCATGAGCGTGTTCAGAGACGTACCAGACGAACCACGGAAGTTAACCGTCCAGTTAGCCGAAGCATTGCTGGTGTAGTACAGAACGCTCTGAGTCGTTACGTCATAGTTGATTGTGCCAGTGGCAGCAGTAGCACTAACCGTAATGTCTTCCAGGGCGTTAGGGATGACCAGCGCAGCCTTACTAGAAGAACCAGTAAGAGTGGCCTTTCCAGCAACACTCAGATCACTGCTCATCACAGATGCACCAGTAAACGTAGTGCCGCCGGTGACAGTCAGAGTGCCGCTATTGGTTTGATTGCCAGTGACAGCAAGCGTCGAACTCAGTACGGTTGCACCAGAGACGGTTACAGCACCATTGAAACTATTGTCCTGGGCGACAGCACCACCCTGCCAATCCTTGAGATAGGCCATCAGAGTACGGATAGCATCGTTAATACCAGAAGGAGCGCAGCCTTCTGCGATATTGATGCTGTTGATGTCTGTGTTATTTCCAGGGGTACTGCTGAATTCTGAAATCTTTACCTTTGGCATGATTTATTCCCTTTCTTGGAACAAGAGTCCGAGAGGCACATTTTGTGCAGTAGGACGTTGTAATTGTTGCATTGTCAATGCTTGCGGAACCCTTGTTGCTCTTTCTGCTTGGCTTCCAATGATAATGTTTTGCAAAGGTTTCCCGACAATTTCAGTACCAAGTGGAATACGTCCTAGGATCGTTGACTGTGCAAGTCTATTCAGTATTCCAGCGGTAGCTGCGGCTGTGTTTGAAGTGTTTACAGCAGCACCAACAGGAATAAATTGTTCGTATCTGGCAACATTGGCAATTGATTTAATTTGAGCAAGTTCGTCTGCTGTAAAAATCTTCTCAAGTTTTGCCTTTCCAATTGAACTAAGAACCTGATTCATTTTAATTCCAGACAATCGAGCAACATCATCAGACTGACCACCAGTTGCCTTGTTCTTAATGTAAGAAATCAGTTGATTTTTGACTAATTGCTTACCATCGTCTGGAAGAAAATTGATTAGTTTTTCAACAGAACTTGCTGGTTGATTGATTACATATTTTTCAAAAAATTTGTCAGGCTCAATACCTTCAACTACGTCTTTGACAAATGGATTGTTCTCTTGAACCTTCTTGAATGATCTATGTGCATTCCTTGCGGTATTGAATGCTTCAATAGCATCTTTGCCAAGTGATTGATTGCTTGACAGTGGAGCGTTATCCAAAGCATCGCGTACAGCACCAAGTGCGGCACGCACATTCCCATCTGTTGCAGATCGTTGAGAAGTCGCAAGTTGAGTTTTAATTTGTTCTGCAACATCAACAGTCAACGGAAGTTTTCCAGTGGAAATCTGATTGAGTGTGCGCTTAAATTCTCTCGGCAAAAATGCAGAGAGATTCTTTGAATCAAGTGTATTGCCAGCAGATTGAGTAAACGCATAGTTATCCAGTTCTGCTGAACGTCCGCTAGAAGACCTTGCATTTTCATAAAGTGACGAAATTGTTTTCTGTGCATTGTTGGTAAATTGACTAATACTTCCAATCAATCTATTTCCAGCCTCAATAGGCTCAAGTGCATTTTCAGCACCAAGAGTATTCATCTTTGAAAGCAAAGTCTGATTGTTCTGGTTTTCAATTTGAGACAACCTTTGTGCAGCAGGATCAGATATGTTTGCGCCTTGCTTTGCAAGATTCTTTTGGCGAGTAACCTCACCTGGGTCAAGCGTGAGCGTTGCACGAGTTGGAGTCGCTCCAGACAAACGATAATCAACAAGTCGCTTTACTGCTGCTGGAGACAATTGACCAACATTCATTGCATCAGAAATATCTTGACGCAGAGAACTTTGCATTGCTTGTGACAAATCTCCAAATTTGATTCCAGACGGACGCAATGCGCTATCAATCTGTATATCAACATTTACCGTCGGAGTCGGTGCAGGTGCTATCGCTGCACGAGCGGCACTAACACCACGAGTCACCATAGGTGCGGCAGCAGATGTTCCAATACCAGTAGCAAGCCCTGCAATCATCTGTTCAATGGGGCCACCTCCGGCTTCTCGAACCGATCCAGCAACACCAGCACCAGTACCAGATGACACCGCTTGTATAGCTGGTTGATTGGCTAGAGTTTGAGCAATGCCGCGACCAACCTGAGTCACTGGTTGCACAAGACGAGCAGCGCCAACCGGAACACCAGCACCAGCGATTGCACGACTGACATCACCTACAACACGTTCTGTTGGAGTCTGAGGTTGCGGCAATCCAAGTGCATTGGCAATCATTGGCGCAGCAGGTTGCACCTTGCGGCCGAGCAATTGTTCTGTTAGCGCACGAATTGGCGCTCCAAGTACATCAGCAGCACCCAGAGTTCCTTCAATGCCATAGCGTGTTGCAAGCCCAAGTTGACGCGGAATGTCACGAATTTGTTGACCAGCGGAGACCACAGGCTCAGGAGCAGTCGGCGCAGGAATTGTCACGGACTTTGGAGATTCCATGTTATTTTGAGCGCGAATAGCATTAACCCTTTCTTTGATAGAAGGGTCATCTGGACTAATATTATCAGGGATATTCTCTATGAGAATCCCGTCTTTTGTTTCAATTGAATATGGCATTAGTAGTCCACCTTAATAATTTTCTTGCCCTCTCCAATTACAAGATAAGGATCAAGACCACCAGTTTTTGCTATATTACCGTAATAGTTTTCTTTATTCTTAAATTCTTTTTCTGCTGCTTTGTAAATGTTCTGTGACAAAATTCTGAATTCTTGCCTTTGTGTATCAGTAAGTTTTTCACCAGTTTTAATTCTGTTTGCATAACTCAAAACTCTATCCAAAGGCGCAGCAGCATTCATAGCAATTGCCAATTCTGATTCACGCACAACAGAGCCTGGATCAAGAAGTTTCATCATCTTTGTGGCTAGAGCAACATCTGATACTGGACTTTTTGTAGATGCTGCTGCTTCAATTGTTTGGTATGCACCCTTCATTTCTTGGAATGCTTTGAAGTCTGTGCTGGTTCTCCATTCATTACGAAGAGCCGCTGCATCCCTAAATTCTGGTTTTTGGCTAGGAACACCAGCACTAGCAGTTTTTTCGCTTTCCACTTGAATTCGGTTATTTACAGCAGCCATTTGCTTTGGCGTTAGTTGTGCATATGTGACTGGTTTTGATCCTTGCGGAGTAAACAATTCAGCAGCATAAGCATCACGTTGATTTGTCAATGTCGGAGCGGTTGGTTCCTTCTGGCGTAATTGAGTGTAATCACCAGTTTGTGCAAACAATGCAATTGATTCTGCTGTGTAATCTTTCGGGTCAATTTTCCCGTAAGGAGACTCAATTTTGTCACCCTTTAGAAAATCTTTAACAGATTTCAATCCACCAAAATAAGTTTGCGATAACTCTGGATACTTCATAGCAAGATTCATTGCTGCTTGAGTATCAAAAACTTTCTGAGTATTTTCGGGCTGAACGATTCCAGCACCAGTGCGACCATACTCATCCATTTGCTGAACTGTCTGAGTCCTAAACAAATTAGGAATTTCTGCTTCAAATTGCTTACGTCGAGCCAGTTGCTCTTGCTCTTGTTGCAGTTTGCGAGCAGCCATAAGACGCTCAAGACCCTTATCCATCAGTCCTTGATTAGCTTGCATGGCCTGCATACCAGCCTGACCAAGACGTTGACCGAATCCACCTGGAACGGTTGTAGGGCCACCAGCTTGCAACAGCGCGAGACCAAGGTTAGTAGTACCTTGTTCGCGTGCTTGATTCATCAGTAGTTGGCGTTGCTCAGGAGGCAGCAGACGCAGCAACGGGTCTTCTTCTTGAATGCCAAACAGATTACCGAGTAGTCCGTCCATATTTAAGCCCCCAAGAGTCCAGCAAGACCACCAAGGACAGCACCAGTAGTGCCAAACTTGGAGCCAAGTGCAGCACCACCAAGACCACTAATCAGCGGTGACGAATAGACCGGAGTCTGCCTAACCGATCCACCAGGCGCACCATAAGCAGCATTCAAGAAGTTTGAGAGTTGCTGTTGCGGCAGGTTTTGGTAGTAGTTGAAGCGATTGATTGCATCTTGCAATGCTTGGCCTTGATATGCCTCACGAGCCTGACCAGCAGCAGCAAGTTGTGCAATATCACCATAGTCAGTAGCAGCAAGTGCAGGCGCACCAGTAGCGGCACGTTCTTGTGCAGCGCGTTCTGCGGCGTAGTTCTCATAGGCCAGCTTACCAGCAGTACCAGTCAGAGCATTAGCCAGAGTGGTAGCAGCGCGATCTTGCAATTGACCCATAGCACCAGAACCATATCGACCAGCCCTCGAAGCAGTGCTTGAGATATCTTGAATTGACTGATTGAACTGCTGTGCAGCAGCTTGGGCAGCAGGCTGGAATGCACCTTGGAAGAAAGGATTGCCGCCAAGATAACCGCCACCAATGGTAGATAGTTGCTGTTGTTGTGCAGCAAGATTTAGTGGGCTACCTTGGACTGCACGATTCTTTTGTGCAAGCAGTGCTTGTTCTGTCTCAGCAGTCGGCGAGACATAAGTCTGACCAGGATAGTATTCTGGAGCCATCGTCTGATACTGGCGAGTTGCTTCCTCTAGCCCGTATTGGATGAACGGCTTTAGCAGCGGATCTAGCTGAGTGACGTTAGTTTGCACTCGCTCTTTTTGTCCAAAGATGTCACTCATTTATATCTCCTTAACCCATGCGCGAGGTCTGAATCCCATTTGCCGAGCGCGTTTTTCCCAACCTCTGCGCCAAGTCCTAAATTCCAAATACTTTGCATTACCTTGTTTGGCAATGCCTTCGATGTGCTTTAGGGCTTCATCGGCTACCGACTCAGACTCCGACCATGCAATGGAGATTCCTACGGTGTCACCTAGTGGCTCTAGTATAAACATACACGCCGGTTTGTTAAATAGATAACCGACCCAAAGCATCGCATTTTGATTAAAGCACTGACAGTAAATTTCCTCTGACATCCATTGCTCAGGAGACTTACGCTGTACTACAGAAAGTTTTTCTCTAACCCAAGGCCAAATAACCTTGAGTTCTGTTGGGTTAACGTATTTAACCGACAATGACATAAGC